TGGATCGACCCGCTTTGGACCAGGCCGCCGAAGGACTTGACGCTGTACCGCGCGATTGACCACGGCATCAACGCGCCCACGGTGTGCCTCTACTTCGCGGTAGACAAGAACCAGAACATCTTTTTGTATCGGTCGTACTACAACAAAGGCTGCACGATTGCGGAGAACGTCAAGGCGATTATCGAGGGGTGTGGCAACGAGCGCCGAAAGCTGGGGCAGTACCAAGATCATCGGTCGGGACTGATTTTTGAGCAGTACGAAGAGAACATGAAGTCGGAACACTTTGCGGCGACGGTCATGGACTCCCGCAGCTTTACGATGCCCGACAAGATGTGCGGCAAGCCTCATGGCTGGATCTATAAGCAGGCGGGGTTAAAGAGCATTAAGAAGGCGGCAGGCAAGTTCTCGTCACACTGGATACCTATGTTCCAAGAAATGCTGGCAGTAGACCCTGAGCGTATGCACCCCGCGACTGGCAAGATGGGGGCACCGCGATTCTATGTTTTCAACGTGCCGGAAAACACGCCATTCAAGTACGAGATCGAGCACTACTTTTGGAAAAAGCACAAGGAAGGCGAGGAGCGCCCGAAGGATCAGCCCGCAAAAAACAACGACCACGGCATCAACGCGGCGGCTTACGGGCTTATGATTCCGATGCGCTACCTTGGGAATTTTGGAGACCCCGTGCCGGTGGAAGGTGAACGGTGGTACGATCAACAGGAACACAAGCGGGTGGTGGCGACCGCTGAAGCATACAGGAGGATGGAATGAGCAAGGTGTCTGACTTTCTAGAGCGCATCGTGCGCCCGGTGGGTAAGTGGGTTCTGATCCGCAAGACGGCGCGGGGCGAGCAGATCGACGGGGAGTACGTTGACAGAGGCGTGGTGCTGCCGGACATCGTGTGGGATAACACGAACTTCGTCGAGATCGTTGACGTAGGGCCAGAGTGCAAGCTGTACACACGAGACATGGTTGGGGCGATTACGTGGTGCCCAGAATCCCCTAACTCGCTTAACGCGGCGGGGTGCCCATCTGCGTTCTTTTGGGTCAAGGAAGAGGACTTGATACCGCTGCTGTTCGACAACAACACGATCACGCCAATTCAGGACATGGTGGTGGTGGAGATCGAAGAGAGCCTAGAGTCTGGAGGCATTCACATTGCGACCCGGCGCGACCTGTACGAGACTTGGGGTCGCGTTGTAGCGGTGGGGCCAAAGGTTGTGGACCTGCGAATCGGCCACGAAGTTCTCATTCCAGAGAAATCGTTTACGTTCCTTGTTGGCGATAGGCATTTGCGGTGCATCAAAGAGGGGCTGATACCAGCATTCAGAGATTCTCACATTCTCTAACTTGACATTGTTGTGCAGAAGTGAGAAAGTGCTTCCAATTCAGGGAGCACTCTATGGCAGAAGCCGAGCCTTTTGTACCGACTACAGATCCAGAAAAGTCGAGTCTCAAAAAACCTAACGAGGTGCCGCGCAAAAACCTCGCAGGGGATGAAGACCTTTGCGAAGAGGTCCAATGCCACCTTGACGCCTACTTCCTGCAACACAAATCCAAGCGAGATGCCTACGACGAAATTTGGGCCATCGCTGATGAAATGTACAAGGCCGGTCAGAACGAGACCATCCGAGAATCCGAGCGCCTAAGACTGGATCGTCAAGGCGACAAGCGCACCAAGACCAAAGCCAAGAAGGAAGGTTCAACCCTTTTCTACCGCACTATTCGCACACTGGCTGCGCTTTTCTCAGATATGCTAAACAGCCAGCGCGACCCCTACAAGCTCAGTCCGCGCGCCAACGAAGATGTCGAGTTGCCACCGGCATACATCCAAGACCTTGCAGACCAGCACAACATGCTGATGCGGTACTCTCGCGATCAGGAAATGTTCGGTCACAAGTCCATCGACTTTCTTGTTCAGCTTTGCAAGTACGGCAACGTCCCGATCTATTCAGCGTGGAAGCAGGAAGCCCGCGAGATCCTTGACCGCTGGCCGGCGCGAAACGCCAAGGGGGACATATTGGTTGACGCGGAAACGGGACGGCCCAAGACCAAGATTGAACGCCGCGAGGTATGGGTTGCGAACCGCCCAGAGGTCAATTACGTCTCGATTGAGAACTTCTACGCCGACCCCGACATAGGCGACATGCAGATGCAAAACGCCATATTCGTGCGATCCGACGCCAACATCGACATGATCCGGCGCATGGCGCGGCAGGATGTTTACCTGAATGTTGACAAGATCACCAAGCAGCACATGCTGGACGGCGATGACGACAACGACTTGAGGACTGAAAGACAGGTAAACGAAGGTCTCAGCCAGAACTCGGGCAGCGTAAACACTGGCGTTTTCCGTCAAATGGAGTGTCATGCGTTGCTGCCGATTGACGAATCAAAGCCCAAGGGCAAACGGTGGAACGCTGAAAAGCATGAGCCTAAGCGGTATTGGGTAACGATTATCGGCAACAGCTTGGCCGAGAAGCAGGGCATATGCGTGAGGATTGAGCGCAACCCTGACCCCGATGACGAGTACCCCTTTGAAATGATTTCGCTCATTCCCGACGATACTCACAAGCTGTATCACGTATGCCTGGCGCAACTGCTGCGGTCCAACTACACGGAGACCGTGATTGCGCGTTCTCAGTCTATCGACTCCAAGACGCTACAAAACAACCGTCCTTTGAAGGTCGTGCGTGGCGAGGTCCAGGTAGACGGCACGCAGGACTTCACGCTATCGAAGGACAAGATATTCTACGTTGACAGTCCGAACAGCGTTACCGAGTTTGAACACACGTCACCGATTGACAACCAGAACACGCTGGCAGCTCTCGAACAGGATTCCAACGACGCCGCGGGAACAGGCCCGACCGTGCGCGGCATTCCGATGGGTTCGCGCACATCTTCATCCGAAGCCATAGGCGCACAGGACGCCGCCGCGCTGCCTCACAAGATGATGGCGCAATACGTGTTCGAGAAGTGGCTGCGCTTCCATGCACGAAAAGGCATCAGGCAATGGCACTTGTACGCCAGCGAGACTCAGATACTCAAGATTACCGACGACGACAGCGTACTTCGCGAAATACGGCCGATTGACCTGTTCGGCGAGTTCGACATCCAGATCACCTTGGTTGACGATTACGACCGCGACATGCTGTCACAGCAGAACGCGGCATTTGTGGCGCAACAACTCATTCCGCTTTTCGCAGATGTGATAGACAAGCGCGAGGCCGCAAAGCAGTTGTTCGAGAAGTACGCCAAGATGGACGCATCGAAGTTCATCCTGCCGGACAACACGACAGAGCAGCGCGTGCAGGCCAAGCGCGAAAACCAACTTTTCACTTTGGGCGAGTTTGTGGCACCATCATTGGACGAGAATCATACGGTGCAACTCATTGAGCACAGGCAATTTCGAGCCGCGCTAAACGGCATGGAAAACGATCCTGATTGGCAAAGTGTCATTCCATTGTTGGATCGCCACATCGCCCAAACTGAATCTCTCGAAAAGCGCGTAGGCGAAGGGCAAGCGCAACAGCCGGCAGGCGGCCAGCAGGAAGCACCTCCCGGCAACCAGACGCCCGGTGAGGCTTTTGCAAATCAGCAAATCGCTGGTCCGGCAGGAGCAATGGCGCAACTCGGAGGCATGGCGTAATGCTTGAAGTCAAGACAGACGCCAAGACAGTCAGGGCATTGTCAGAATTGACAAACTTGCCAGAGTGGGATTATTTCATTGCATATCTCTCGCAGATTAGAGAAAGTGAGAGAGAGAAGCTGGAACGTGAAGACACGAAGCCAGATGAAACGATTTCGATACGTGGCGGGTTAAAGCGACTCAGGAAAATTCTTGAACTCCGCGAATCCGTCAGGACCGAGAACAATAAGGCGGCAACAGCCTAAGAAGTTGCGAGTTAGGAGAACGACATGGCTGATACACTTATGCCGGATTCCTTGGTAAGCATGGCCGCGCAAGCGACTCCCACGTTTTCCCAAGCCCAGCAAGACAGCACTATTGGGCAAGACGATGCCTCGTCACAGGATGACAGTCAGGCAGCGTCAGGCGAGCTTCAGACCTTGGAAAAGCGTCTGGCAGACACTCAGAATGCGCTCAAACAGGCGCAGGCCGAGTTTCACCAAACGAAAGGTCAGCTTGCACAGTTGAGTCAACAGGTGAATGCACCGCGAGAAGAAGCGAAAGACGCCGACATCCTGGCCGACGAAGGATTCCTGAAACGGTTCGACGACGATCCGGCAAAGGGACTGGTCGAGGCGTTGGGACATGAGCGAGACCGATTGGCGAAAGCCTTCGTGACCATCATGGATCAACGCGACAAGGACATGGAAGCGCGATTGGGTTCGCAGCTCACGATGGCACCCGACAAACAGGCATACTCGCGAGAGTTGTCAGAATTGTCGAAAAGCGTTGAGGGGTTTAGCGCCCTTCCAGACACCACGAAGATTCAACTGGCAAAGCAAATCAGGGCAGCGCGACCCGCAGACAGCCTTTCCCCTCCCGGCAATCCGGCGGGAACAGGAATGTCCACGGCACAGCGTCAAACCGATGATGAAGCCTACCGCAAACGAGTCGAAGCAATGAAAATGCAAATGTTCGGGCCAGCGCCAATTCAGGGCGCGGAAGCATACCCGACCGTCGGCAACATTGGATCGCAATTCAGACCCAACGGAGCAAAGAGATAGCCATGACAATTCAGCAGAGAGTGATTCGCAGAGGCCCAGGGCGTCCGATAAAGACGGACACCGACGGCCGCAAACAAGCTCCAGCCATAAACGTGATCGACGAGTACTACACTGACGAAAGTGTCGTGATTCTCGATAAAGCCAAGGCTGCGATAGGACAAGCTGCGGAGGGCTACGACTTCATGTATGGAAGTCCTAATCCTACGACCACAGAAACGCTTGCCCTTCAGGGTTGGGAGCCGGTTGAAACAACGGATGCGAATGGCGTCAAAAAGCAATGGCGTCACCGCATTGATCCGTTAATGCGCCGCGTTAAAGGCGAATCCGAACGCAGGCACAAGATGGCAGCAGAAGTGGCGCGCGACCAGTTGCGCAACACCCTGAACGCAGTAGGCGAAGACGGCATAACGCCGGAAGACTAACAACGGCGGCCCTTGGGTGGTCGCTGAACGAAGGAGAATAAGTTATGGCAACTCTGATTGTAACCAATCCAGAACTGTACCAAAGCGACCTCCCTATGGAAACGATCAAGAAGCTCATTCTGAGCGGACAGTCGTGGAAACAGGGTCAGTGGCTTTTTACTGACACCAACGATTTGCTGAAGACGTGCGCGTCTGATGCGGATTCCGGTACGGGCGGCATCAAGTATGTCGCACTCACTGACCAGACCGATCCCGGCAACAGCACGACCGAGACGACAGTCGGCATCATCACAGACGACATGATCTTCCTGATGAACGAGCTTGACGGCACGGTGGCAGCGGCTGACGTTGGAACCCATATCGCAATCGACGTGACAGCCAATGTTGTCACCGCCGATCTTGGCGACACCGGCAACGATGCGCTGGAGATCATGGACATCATGGTCAACCTTAACCCGGCGAAATACGTCCTTGCAGATGTCAAGGCGAAGATTCTCGTCAAAGTCCTTCCCGAAGCCCTGGAAGCCGCACAAGCCTAACCTGGAGACACGAACATGGCACAAGTAACACCATCCGCATTGAGCAACTGGGCCGGTAAACCCGGCACCGCAATGGCCGAACAGTACCCCGACGTACTGAACAGCCGTTTTGACGAAATCGCACGCCGTGAGTGGCAGCATCCTATGCAGGGACTCCAGTATTGGAACGTCCGCACGACAGCCAAGGATGCCGCTCGCCACAGCTACGTCGCTTCTGGCGGCGTTGTACCCCGTAACCGGGACGTTGACCGCTTGCCGCGTCAGCAGCCGATTCAGGGCTTCGACAATACCTTCACGCCGGTGGGATACCGCATGGCGATGTGGATTGAGAAGCGCCTGATCGAAACGCAGCAGTTCAACGTGATCGACAAGCAGATGGCGGACCTCAACCGTTCGGCCAAGCTGACGATTGAGTTGTACGCCGCGTTGCCGTTCAATACCACGTTCGACTCGACCGTTGATTGGGTGGCCGCTGACGGCCTGCGCCTGATCGACAGCGCACGCAACCGCGAAGACAAAGCGGGCGGCACCTGGTCGAACTTGGAAACTGCCGGTACGCCGACGCAGACACGCATTTCGACGATGCGCCTGAACTTCCGCAAGAACAAGGACGAGTTTGGAGATCCTGCCCCTCTGATGATGGACAAGATCGTCATTCCTCCTGATCTGGAAGACACGCTCATTACGAACTTGCAGACTTCACTGCAACCCGGCACGTCGCTCAACGACACGAACTTCCTGACGAAGTACGGTCTGAACTATCAGGTGTGGGACTACCTGACGAGCACTACCGCGTGGTTCGGCTGCGCACCCAAGGACAGTCTGTACGAACTGTACTGGTACTGGGGTTCAAGCCCGAACATCGACGTTACTCCGGTGACGTACTCGAACAACCCCGACGTGATGGGAAACCGTCTGCGCATGTACTTCGTGTCCGGCGCGGATCGTCCCCACAGTATTCGCGGAAACGCGGGTGCCTAACCAGTGATCTGCCGTAAACGACGGCAATCTCCGAGAGGGCGCAGGTTATTCCTGTGCCTGCGCCCTCTCACATTTAAGGAGGGTGAGACATGAAGACAATCAAGAATGAAGGCAGCGTCCGACCGGCGTTTGCGCTTGCAGTGTTGATGATGGTGCTTTTCACGGTTGGTGGCTACGCGCTCAACTATGTGAAGTACAGCGACAGTTCGTACTGG